TGTTGTGCCTCAATTTTTCGGTTATCGGGTATATCTTCACCCGGCATTAATCGACACCAGTTTTGTTGAGGTGGGAATAAGGATGATTGAAGACGGTTCGCAAATCGAGCCGTTGAATGGACAGCCGTGCTATCGAATACCCGTTTCATTTTATTCTGACCGGGTACATTTCCTTCATAAAAACCATCGTATAAATTACGCATCGGCAAGGCAAATTCATAAGCCTCTTCGTATATGGATCGCCAGTTATCCTTATGGATTTCACATTTTTTAAACCTTTTCTTTAGTTCGGTTATAGAAAGTTCAGCCATTACGTTTTCTTTGTCTTTTTAGGAAATCCAGCCTTCATATTCTTATAAGCCTTGGCAGACACCGTTGTATTTTTTTTGCTTCTTGAAGACCCAGCTTTTTTTCGAGCATTTATATTCCTGTAAAGTGACATAGTTATGTTGTCCTTGTATTGTTGCAATTAAAGTTTTTGTAAACTTTTGTCATTTTTTTTCTTCTTCTTCATGGACTTTCTCCGTAAATTTTGGATTACGAACCCACTTCCTAGGCTCTCTTTCAACATAAGGCTCTTGAGGCTCAACCTCTTCTTCTTTTTCTTCAGCCATTAAGCTAAGTTCCTCGGATTACGAACACCACCCCCTAGTTTACTTTTTAAACCTTCAGCGTAGTCGGGTCTTGTTCCACCACTTGCCATCATCAAGCCTTGCATACCACCTTTTTTCTTAGCCAGACTTCCAGCCATGATAGTTTTCTGTCTTTTGTTTTCTGCCTCAACAGCCTTCTCCTGTGCCGTTAAACTTTCTTCAACAGCCGGTGATGGTGGTGGTGGGGCTTTTGGTCTTGAAAATAATCCACCCATTAGTAATACCTCGCAAACATAAAATGATCCTTTCCATCGGGTCCATAGTTCTTTAATCGACCTTCTTCAGTAAAGTAGCATCTTTTTGCCCATCGTACTGCGTGAAAATTGGTTGAATTTACGGTGAACTGTAGCCTTTTTAGGTGTTTTTTCTTGGCATAATGTTCAAAAAACAACATTGCCCCACGATGCAAGGCAATCGTTTTACGTTTTATATACTTTGATGGGATCATCCACGCCTCGGCTACACCGTTCCATAAAGGAAAACATCCAAACATGGCATAAACATCACCGTCAACAAGAGCCGTAAAACTGTCACCCCCTTCAGCAAAAGCCTGTAAATAGTTCTCATAGTTATGGAAATGGCTTAAAAACTCTTTATGATGTTCATTAAAATCAATTTGGTCATAATGTTCGGGTTCCCATCGGATAATTTTATTATGAGGGTAATCCATCCGGGTCATACGGTTTATTTCATCAAGCGAAAACATCAAAGTCCAACACTTTAGCCGTGGTTGTCTGTTTACGATGCCGAGTTCTTACCGTCATACGCCTGTGTTCACCACCCCCTAAAAGGCAATAGCCGACAGCATCCCCAACGTGGGAGTGTTCATTTTTATTAGGTGTATCTTTAAACCGTTCTTGCCCGGCTCCAATCGCCACACGCTTAAAATGGTATCCACCGGCTAGGCTTTTTCTTAATCTTTGACATTTACGGTCCACCATAAAGCCGGGCTTACCGTCAATTAATCGCCCCATAGGAATAGCACAAGCCTCTCTACGAGTTCTAAAATCATTTGTTGCTGTCGGTTGAGCCATAATGCCATGTGTCTTTAGATGGGAAAACGCTGTGGTTTCAAATATCTGATCCCGTTGCATACCAGCCGGGTCACCCCAGACAAAGGTATCGTATCCGGCAAAACGCATCTCTAGTTCGCTTTTAAGATAAGAGCAGAACCGTTCCAGACCGATATCAAACGTCACCAGTTCATGGAGTATATGCCATCGGCCATTGGGCATTTTCTGGGCAAAGATACCAGCCGGGGTTAATCCAAAGTCCAAGCCGATATTTATAGGAATACCTTTAACGGGTTCAAGATCAGCCGACATCGTGGTATCATCATACTCGGACCATACGGGTCTGCCTTCCTGTACATAAGTGTATTTGCCTTCAGCGTAGCATCTGATCCAATCAAGGTTCTTACCACCCAGCAACTGCAAATAATAATCTTCGGGCAAGTTGTTTACATTCTCAGCTTTCTCATTGACCTTCCACCATTTACTGGCTTGCTGTATAAAGCCTTGGGCTTCGGGCATATCTTCGGGTACATCATCGGTCTTAGCCTCGATCACGCCACCGGGCTGATTAAAGAACTCCCATTTAAACTTTCCTTTGGGTGTTTCTTTTTCTGCGAGGCGATACCACCAATGATCGTCATCGCAAGGATTGCTGTCCATTATAATTCCATGCCAACTCGCAGATCCATCTGCCTTCGTAGGATATCTGCCGACACGGTGCGTTAGACCATCGATAACAGCTTTAGGTAGTTCCTTCGCTTCATTAACAAAAGCCCCGGTTAATTCTAAAGATAGCAATTTGCGTACATCCTTGGGGGCATCCAGAGCCAAGAAAATAATCTCACAATCAATGCCACTCGCATTCTTTCTAGGTGGCAGTTTTAGATGATGGGTGATGGGTGGAGCATGGCGAACATTGCCCCAAATATGTTCCGGCAGTAATTCAAGCCAAGTCTTCAATGTCGTGGTTCTTAACATAGGATAACTATTTCTAACCACAGCAAACCGGGTATAGCGTATGCCATCCCTCGGTGAGGGTTTTTGTTGCACGGCTCGTCTAAATATCTCAGCACAGCAAGCGTAGGACTTACCACTACCAACTGGACCCATAATTCCTCTTACAAAGGCATTGCTTTTAAGGAAGTCAGCGACCGTAGGAGAGTTTGAGAAATCCAGTTTTAATCCAGAAGGTATATCGTCACTCATTCTTTTCCTCTTTCGGTAAATAAACAAGTACAAAACTATTACAATTTGGACATGATAAATTCGTAACCATCATATACTCTTCATTCTCATCTTCTTCAATGTCGTGATCTCCACCCCAAATTAATTCTTTATTACAATGCCAACAGTTCATTTCTTTTCTCCCGGCAGTACCATCGTGACATCCACCACAGCCGGTTTCTCGCTTTCCTTTTCTTGGTCCAGCAACCCAGCACTCTTGGACAGCATCTGCAACACCCTTACCTTATCGATCATCTCAACTTCTATCTGATCTCCGGAGCGTGTCGGAGTTACCTTGATCTTCTTGATCGCCTGTAACGCCCTCTCCGGGATGTCCTTAATTTCCTTGATACTGACATTGTTATCACTCCATTCTAATACATCGGTTATATTCGCACTCGCCAAACTTAATAGCTGGTTAGCCAACTGGTCACGGTTATCATAGATAATGCTGGACCCTCGCAACCGTTTGGTTATGGCACCAACACCGGCAAACCGTCCATTCATCTTCGGCAGTTTAGACTTACCTTTCATTAAAACGGTGTATCCTTCTTAGGCTCAAAACCCTGTAACCAGATATCACCTTCCTTATTGGGAATAGGCAGAACATTTAACTTAACCGATCTCTTACCGTCAGCCTTCTCCAGTAGAACGCCAATCTGCATCCACCGGGTCTTTTCTTGACCGTCTACCGTGTAATTACCCTGTGATTGCACAAGTACATATGTTTTATCCATTTGCTTTTCTCCTTTGTGTTATTGGATATCCTACCCAATCTTTTAAATAAAAATCAGAATTTGCATCTATCAACTCTTGCAAATTATCTGGCCTCCAATTGTGTTCAAATTCATGTCTGTTTCCCCAGCCGTTGATCCTATCACCTCTAAAATAATATTGACCAATATCTTGACCAAAATAATTTAGTATCTGTTTAAGTTCATTGAATGATTTTAGACCGAAATTAGGTGTACGGAGTAAAGCGTCTTTAGGCTCACTAACAAAATCACCAACATACATATCATCACCTTCTTCAAGAATTTGTTGATAACTTTTATGAAACGGTCCGTAACTTATAGGATGTACTAGAGCATTAAATAGTCTGGTAGATATTTTTTTTGGATACCTTGTTATAGGTAATAAAAGGTTTTTACTGTAAATAATCATAAAACTCCTTAATGAAATTGTTGAAAATATTTTTGTGATGGCCCCCACTATATATACGCAAGGGGGGAGGGCATAAGGTGCGTTCTGTGGTACAGAGATTTTTTACACCGTATACTGCGTGTTCCGATGCCTCTAGGAACATCTGGACTTTGTACACCCTAGTCATGCAAGAGCCTTCTGGTCTAGGAAATACTGCAATGATTGTGGTGGTTGCTTGTTGTCCTGTAACGATTGACTAACTACCTTGGTTGCTAGGCTCTTAAACTGCTCAGTAGAATAACCAAGCTGGAGTAGTTGGTCTGCTATTACTTTATCCTTTTCAGTAGCCTTCCAATCTGATCCATAGATCTGCTTCACTACATTCGTATAACTGTTTAATATACCATTTATTAAGATTTCCGTATTATATATATTATTATATATATTATTATTGTTATGCATTACCTTTACGGTAACATGTGTATGACCTTCACGGTCATGTTTGGCATCTTCTATTACCTTCACGGTCATATCAGTATCTTTTATATTACCTTCATGGTCATACCGTACATTACCGTCATGGTCATGTGACTTATTACCTTCACGGTAATACTTATTATAGTACTTTAAGGGTATATCGTGGTCTTTTTCATTCGGTGGTCTTCCCCAAGATGCTGTCCATAGATCACCTGGTTTCCAGTTCCGTAACCGTGCCTTCCAGATAGCCTCATCATTCGTAATCACTTCCTTCTTTATGGGCTGTTTAGTCTTATCTTCTGGCTTATTAAAGTATTCCAGCTTATAGGGTGATTGCATCTTATTATCCAGAGCCTTCCATGTTTCTTCTGTCTGGACACCTAACAGCCATAAAGCAACATCATTATAGATCTTTTCAAAAGAATAGTCCGGGTTATCCTTGGCGTATTTAGATGTAATGACGTAGGCTAGTTTGCCTTGCTTCTCGGTTAAGTCACGCTCGTAATGTCGAGGCTTATGGACCTTCTGTAAGGTTTCCTGTACCTTGTCATCGTCTATCTCGGTGCTGTCTGCCATCTGTTTGTCGTAGCTGATCGATGGGTCTAATATAACACGGTATATGCATCCTTTTGTGCCTGTAGTCCTCTGGATATTGGAATTGCGTAGCTTCTGTAGATAACCCCATTTAACCAGCATAGTCATATAACCCGATACCTTATTGGGTTTCGTGCCGACTATTCGAGCGATTGTTTCCTGTCCGACAAAGAACGTATTACCTCGCCTTTCATTTTGATGGCTACAGCAAACAGCCAGTATTCTAAAAGCCTGTTTATGCTTATTAAAACGCACATCACCGTAGGCTCTGGCTGGCATGACAATCACTTGCCCCGGACATTGATATTCTCCGTGTCCTTTGGGTGGATCACGCAAGGGATCGGGTGTTACTTTACTAATCTTCATTTGCTGGGTCCGTTATGTGAATGTTACAAGTTTTACAGACTTTTAAAATTTCTTTCTTGCCTGTAGTTAAGACTTCAAGTTCGGATTTGCATCGTGGGCATTTGTTCATACTTAAACGCACATCAATTTCATCGACTACTTTACGTTTCATGTTTTTAAACGCTCAACCCGGTTTAAGGGTCTTCTTCGTAAAAGTTTTTTCTTCGGCACTCTGCGTGTTTTATTGCCACTTGATGTATAAGAATTATATTTAAGGGAATTGTTCATCTCACCCATCTCATCCAATACATTACGAGTTAATTTAGAAGTAGAATAAACAAGTCTTACTGTTCCGTGTTTATCATATTCCTCGGCTCTTGGATCGTCTTCAAACCAGCCTGTTACTTGTTTTTTCCTTAAAGGTAATGACCATGTAGGCTTTGCCCATTCAGATGTTTGACGATGAAGTCCAGCCGATCTTCCATAAGGGTTCTTTTTAAGATTGTCTGTCATATATTTAACTCCTTTACGATCTCATCGTATATCTTACGCATCTTACGGCTTTTCTTAATCATCAGCTTGCCTCGCTTGGCTCCCTGTAAAATTGTTGCATGATTTCGGTTCAATGCGTTGCCTATTTCGGTGTAAGGTTGCCAAGAATACTCACGGCAAATTAAATAAAGTAAGGTCCGAAAAGGCTGTACTAGCTGACTTCGTCTTTTGTTTAAGAGTTCATTCGTTGGACAGCCCGTTACTTTTGACAGGGTAAGGACCACTTTACGGATTGATACTGCTTGGGTGAGATCTCTAAGATTTTCGTACCGGGATGTAAAGCCTCTACCAGTTTTTTCTTTAACCTGTAAACGGCTGTCCGAAACCCCTTCACATCCTCGACTATCCTCGATTGCCCGGAGAAGTATCGGAAATCGGCTATATATTTGCATATCTTTACTCCATCTATCTCTATTAAATAACTTGGGTGAACTTCTAAATGGCTTATCTCACCCCGTTCTTGCATCGGCTTTAATGTATGCCAATAATGCTTTGCCTCGGCTTGACTATCAAAAGTATAACCATCTAATTTAACTTTTTTTGCTCTATATTTCAATGACTTAACCGTTATTATACCTAGACGTAACATTTAGCACTTGTTTTTCACAATAAACAGTATTATCTTGGTATCAAGTGATAATTTGGTGAACATTTAAAAAAAGGGGAAAAGTAAATGAGAGTATACGATTGGAAATCTAGTGACACTAGGGATATTGTAGTTTGTTACACTTTTGGAGAGGGATGGTTTTTTCATGCTGAAACTAAATCAGCTACTGACTATTTAAACAAGCTGTCTGGTCCAGATTTTAAGTGGGCTTTTGTAAAGAATTTAGATGATGGCATTTTAACAACCGAAAATAAATCTAGTTTTGATATGATTTATGAAACACTTAAAGGCACTAATTTTGTTGTTGATCTGCATTTAGGTGAGAGTGCATGGGAGAGGGGAGAAAGTAAATGAAAATAGAGCAAAAAAATAAAGATGTAGCATACATAGAATTAGATAATGGTTTAATTGTGTATGTAGATACTTCAACTGGAGAAAATATTATTCATATTATTGGTGATAAAGGTCATCCAAATGCTTTAGGTGAAGATGCATCATGCGAATTACATTTGGTTGATGGTGTAATTTGTGAGAATAGCTTTCCATCAAATGTTAATATATTTTCTAGGGATGGTGATGTTAAAGAAGCCAGAAAAAGAGTGGCTCAAGCAGACCTAGTTCAAAAATATGTAAAAGAGGGAGAAAGTAAATAATGTCGCACAATGTATATAAAGATAAATTTGAGCATGAAAAAGTAATAGGACAAGACGATATATATTACTTAAAATCTAACAAAAGCATTTATGTTCATGTGTCAACACAAGTCCATTTAGTTGGTGATAATTGTGTTATGAAATTAAATAATGATAAATCACTTACATTTCTTGGCTATGGCAAAACTCTTAATGATGCTTTTAAGAAAGCGATCGAGATTGACAACCAAAGTGAACAAGGGGTAGACTAATGGTGTACGCAAAACAAGGTTATGAGAGTGGTATGCCGATATTCAGAAAGGATCACGGCACACAGCACAGGGGCAAGTTCGCTTGTTTTGTGCGTGTGTCTACTGATAAACAGGATGTGGAAAACCAGATTTATAACATAAAGCAGTACCTTAATGGTGGTGACCATGAGGTAAAATGGTTCAAAGAAGAGGGAGTGTCCGGGGCATTACCTTTTGCTAAACGACCAGTTTTAAAAGAGGCTCTAGAATACTGTAGAAAAGAGAAAGCTACATTGGTTGTTTATAGCCTGTCTAGATTTTCCAGAAAGATGTGGGAAACTACAAAGTTTTTTGAGGAAGAGGTCCACAAGAAGAACTTTAAGTTTATTGTGGTTGATAACCCTATGCTGGACCATAAGACTATCGGTTTCCATGCAACGATGAACTACATCGAGCGTGAGAATATTAGAGAGCGTACATCTGCATCTTTTAAACGCATTAAGGCTGAGATAGCAGAGAAGGGCTACTATAAATCGAAATCCGGCAACATTGTTAAGAAACTTGGTATCCATGACAAACTGCAAGAGGCTGGGCAGAAGGGAGCTGATAAGGTTAAGCAGAATGCTGATGACTTTGCCAGAGATAACCTTCCTTTGGTTCTGTCTTTGCTTAATGAGGACAACAGCTACAGAGATGTAGCCCGTATTCTCAATAAAAGGGGCATAAGCACCTTTAAAGGGGCTGAATGGCATGCCTCAACTGTATCTAATTTAATTAAAAGGGGAACTAAGTAAATGAACTACACTAAAAACATCACGTTAAATAGTCAGATTGACTATTGGAACGGTCAAAAAAAATCGACAAGCTGGCAGATGGGTCCATTTGTAGAAAGTGGGGATGTATGTCTATAATTAATAAAGATATGTTTGATACAAACAACACAACATATAATCAAATTAAACATTATACTGGTAGTTGCTTTAAAGAAACAGCGCAAATTGCATTAAATGAAATTTCAACTTTTTACATTAATCGATACAAACGATTATGGTTTGAGCAAAATTATCGCAATGAAACAAAAATACAACGCTGGGTTAATCATAGCCGTATAAATTTCTTTTTTGGTGTTTGGATGGCTGACAGTTATCTTAACAACAAATATTTTAATAGCGCATCAATAATAGAAGAAATGAATATTACTCGCACCACTGCAAGAAAACTTATTTTAGACACTTCTGGAGAAGGTTGGATTACGACAAATTATGACCACGATGATAAGCGAGTGACAAATTATAAAGGCTCAAAGCAATTTTACCTAACTTGGGAAACTTACATTGCCTATACTGTTCATATTTCTGACATCGATAAATTTAGGAAAAGTGTTGATATCTATAAGTATTGTATGGATAAAATGAAAACCAGCAAAAAAAGTACACCTTTTTTTGAGGATAATATAGGTACAAGTGGTGGTCATATATAAGGACACCTAAACACCCTTTTTTATACAATCTAATAGTGTAACTTAGTTGAACAGACGGTGATGATTATGAGAAAACGAAAAGCATTAAAACACAACAAAACAATATTTGCTCTAAGACGAGGAATTATTAATATGACCAAACGCATAACCATTCCTTGCGTACACTTAGATCAAATTAAATTGGCTGTCCGTGTTTTAAGAGAGTTAGCTGATGATATGGAACGTATATGTGGACAAAACGAACCTAGTTCGGTAGATAAATTATCTAATTGTCAAAGTCATATAATGTTAGCCCATCACCGTCTTATGCGCCAATGGTCTGACCCAAGGGGAAGACATGGTTATATTGGCGAACAACTTGAACGAGATAGCTGGGGCTTAAGGGATGTCAAAGGACATGATGAACTCCAAGAACGTCTTGAAAAAGAAGATGAAGGCCGAACACTGAATGACAAAGAACGCTTTACAGGTTAAAAAAAATAAGCCCCTGTATATAGCCTAGATGTCTACCCGTTTTTGGTCTAGTCTTCGGAATAAAACGAAAGGTAAAATTTATGAATATTGTCAAATATTTAGCCATACATGGGCTAGTCCAGTGTCGCATAATGTATATTATCTGTAATTTCAGTAGTATAGCTAATATCATTAACAGACAGGATAGGGTAGACTACCTAACTAACCTATTTAAACAGGCTTTTCTAATAATCCTATATGCTTTTTTTACGGGTATAGTATTGTTTACAATATGGATTTCTTTTTGGCTGGTCTGCGCTTTGGACAATCATTGTTACTCCAGTTATGTAGGAGTTTAGATTATGATTTTTCAAATACTTAACTCGTTGATTTCATTTAATTATATATTATGCGACAATAAGTTATTGTTTTTATTAAGTTTTTTATATTGCAAACCCTATTCCTATGGTATAGTTTTTGTACAAAATAGGGGAGTTTAGATTATGCCAAAATATACTATTACTGGGAAGGAACTCGGTGCAAGTGAATGTGGGGCGATTGTTCTGGGCAAAACAGCATTTACCACTAGAGATAAAATATTAAAAAACACAAAGAATGCCATTAAAGGTATTGAAGTTGATAAAGGCAACTTTAGTTCTGCGAGGGCTGAATATGGTAACCGTTATGAGGCTGTCACAGGCACATGGGCTAGTGATATATTAGGAACTAAAATATCTTTTCCAGATCATGCCCACCGTAATGAAGATTTAAGAATGGGTGCTAGTCTTGATGCCATTATATCTAATAATACTTATGTTACTGTAACTTGTCCTATTACTGGCAAGATGCATACCTTTGAAGGTCCAGAAGGTATCATGGAAATTAAGACCGATAACAACCATCGTGGAGTGCCTAAAGAGGAATGGATAATACAAGTCCACCATCAAATGATCTGCTCTGGGTTGGAATGGGGAGTTATTGCAGTTGCTACGCAGAAGATGGGTGAGCCAATAATATATCCTGTGCCTAAAGATGCCGTACTTATGGATAACATAAGAAAAAAGGTAGCTGAGTTCTGGGATTTAGTTGACAACGATGGAACCTATCCACCATTAGCACCACCATCTAAGGAAAGTGTAGACCTTACGCTGTTGCTGAAACAAACTAATACCGATATGGAAATGCTTTGTGGTGATTATCTGAAGCAATCGGCTGAGGCTAGGGAAAGTAAGAAACTAGCTGATGAAATCCGGGATAACATTGAGATAGCTATGCAATCGATGGACATCGAATTTGGTCATGTAGGCAACTACCAGATCAAGTGTGAAACAGTAAAAAAATTGAAACGCAAGAGTGTTCCAACAAATGAAGAATATGAAAGCATATCATTTTCAATAAAACAGACGGAGATTTATGATGAATAAAGTAAGTATATTAGAGCCTACTAACTTAGGCGAGGCAATGGAATTTGCAAAAATGATATCAAGTTCTGAAATGAATATGGTTCCACAAAATTATAGAGGAAAACCAAATGATATTTTAATTGCTATGCAATGGGGATATGAGATTGGTCTAGCACCAATGCAAGCCCTACAAGGCATAGCCGTTATTAATGGCAAGCCATCGATATATGGTGATGCTTTATTAGGTTTAGTTAGAAAAGATCCTCGGTGCATGGGCATTGAAGAAAAGATAGAAGGTGAAAACGAAACCATGAAGGCTATCTGCATATTAAAAAGAAAGCATATTGATGGCAGTATTGAATTAATTAAAAGAGAGTTTTCCGTTAAGATGGCTCAACGTGCAAGGCTTTGGGGTAAACAAGGTCCGTGGACACAGTACCCGGAGAGAATGTTACAGCACCGGGCGAGGGGAAATTGTATTAGAGATGCATTTCCAGATGTTATTAAGGGAATTATTACGGCTGAAGAGGCAAGGGATTATCCACCCGAAAATCAAAGCCCTATGAAGACTGTACAAGTGGCAGAAGATACACCTAGCCCTATGATTACTGATGAAAATACTAAACACATCTCTGACGGTCTTGAAATCCCTATTAAATACATATTGAAGTTAACGAATGGTAAAAATAGTGAATTTGATAGCGTTGATAGCTGGGCTGTGGAATATGACAAGGTTTTAAGGGCTATTTTTGAATATGATAAAATGGATCATGCAGAAAGACGAACCAAAATGAAAGAACTAGAAAATCTTAATGAAGAATTTATAGATGATGTTCTGCCAGACTATCTTCGCCAGACAATTAAAGAACAGCGAATAAAATTTAATAAGATTTTAAGTGTTGATGCAAGGGAGCAAGATAATGCAACGGGATAATACAGACAAATATTATATTAAATTAAAATCTGACGTAAAAAAAAGAAGAGAACTAAATAACAATCATAACAAGGATGATGGTTTTGGGTTAACTGATAGTCAATCTGATCTTCTAGTTTTTATTAGAATGTTTTATAAAGAGTATAATCTTTATCCAACTATAAGAGAAATGATGATTGGTGAGATAAATGGTAAGCCAATTATTAAAAAAAGAAAATGGTCTTTTCCAGTATCTAAAATGCTACTAGCCCTTGAACTAAGAGGTAAGATAAAAAGATTAAGTGGTCAGTCAAGGGCAATGAAACTTATTGATTTAGATTAACGAGTGCGTGGCTCCGGGTTTCTTTATTTCTTCGGAGCCATCCCTTTCCAAAATGTTTAAAGGTTTTTAACTTCCTGTAAAAAGTTTCCCTCTCAACCGATATCATTTCTATTAATTCTTTAGGGTCTTTATCACTAACGGCTTTTAATGTGAGTGGACCTAGACCACCATCTTGTGTAGCACCTACGCATTTCTGCAAGGCTTTGACAGCACGACCACAGCCACTATTTACAGCCCAATCAAAGATCGATATATCCAACCCGGATGCCAACTTATCACAATTAGCCCGATCCCAATATTGTTTCCTATAGATTTCAGCTACATGATCATCGGGCATATCTCGCATTTCTTGCTCTGAGGTTACTTTACCTATATAGGCATCGTAAACTTTTTTGGTTATGCCCTTGTTAGTCATGCCACCGGGATCATTAGGATGATCGACAAAACCCCCTTCGTGTCTAAGCACCATCGACAAGGCTCTTTCAAAATTATCTTTCATAGCAAACACTCCACAATAAAATTAAGATGCCAATAAAATAAGCTGTAAAAATAATATCCATCTACTTTTTCCTATTTAAAATTTGCAGACCTTGCTTGCCAAAGCGATACCCAAAGCTAGAGCCAATTACTATATAAAGCATATTATGAAACCAACTTGGAGTGCTTTCATCTAAAAATATAAATCCTTCTTTGACATACTCTTGGGTCCACGGCAAAAAACAAGCTGTCAGAACGGCTATAAACCAAAGTGACCACGCCTCATCCTTCCAGCTTTCGCCCATTTGATCCGTTAAAGATCGTTCATTTAACATTGATGACGTAGCCTCAGTTTCATAAACTTTAGCTTCAGCTTTGGCTCTGGCAACCTTAACATCAGTTTCAGCTTTTGCCTTGTCTACTCTACCTTGTAACCAAGTACCAGCTAATGAACTGATTGGACCTATTATACTGCCTAACATATCTTACTCCTATTTGGCGAGAGGCGTTTCCGTGCCACTCCTAAAACTAAACATTGTTAAAAAAAATAGAAACGCCTCTCATATGGTGAGGAATGCTGACACCCATGTAAACATCCCTCATAACTCATTCAATCATTACATCTTCGGTGTATAATGTGACTTTTTGTTCTAATAATTTTAATTGAATTTCAATATCTCTCATGCGAACAATGCTTTCACTTACAGATTTAGGTGGCTCCCATCCATCTATCCATGTATCATTTTCCTCAACTTCAATTGTAAGCATCTCCATTTGGTGTTCAAGAAACGTTAGTCTTTCAGTTAATCCAAAGTAAAGCCAGACCGATAAGCCAGTAAGGGCAATCATAGATATTAAATTGCGTAATGGAATATTGATATGGCTGTCATCACTAATTTTTAATTCATCTTTACTCATTTTTTACCCTGTAAATATTTTGGTATTTCATCATTCTTTTTTTTGAGGTATGCAGTAAGTCGTGACATAAACTTTGGAAAAAGCCGTTTGCTGGTGCGTGTTTTGTCCTCTGATTTTTTCTGCATATTCGAGGCAAGTATTAAGATCATTGAAAAAGACATCTTCTTTAATATCCGTTCCATGTAAAATTACCACTAGCACCCATATCATTAATGTCCATTACCGTTTCGTGTTTTAGCCCAGCTACTAAAGCCAAAAAAGGTAGCGACTATCGCACATTGACTAACCAGAAATGTATTTAAAAAACCAGAGATAGAATTTAATCTTTCGATCTCAACCAAAGGTGTAAACAAAACACCTACAGCAATACAAACAGAACCCATTGCAACCCATGCCATAGCCCGGTGTTGATCTTGCATTTTATCTAGGTTTTCTAACTGAACAAGTTCTTTATGCAAAGACAACTCCCGGTCACTAACTTCACCATCACCATCTAAATCTGCCTGTTCATAGATAGAACCTTTTTGTAGTTTCTTCTGTGCCATTAAAGATACCTGTTTAGCCAATCAAAAAAACTTAACCGTTTTATGGGTGGGTTTAATGAATGGACAATATCCATAAAAGTAAGTTTACTTTCTACAATCTTTTCTTTTGTTACTTTCTTTTTTTTCAAGTTAACCTCCTTGTGTTTTTTGATAAAACAATATGCCAAATATCATTATTGCCGATACTATTCCTACACCCATTAAAGCTAAAATAATTTTCCCTATCATTTCCATCCGTTCTCTTCTTGCTACTTGCCTTGCTAACTCAGCTTTCCTCTTACGTTCTTTTATCTCTCCTCTTAGTTTGATCAATTCTTGCCAAGCACCAAAACCTCTAGTTTCTAAAATTATTCCTCTAAGCTGATCCTCAAAATCTTTAGCCTTCTGAAGATTTATAAAAGTCTGCATTGCCTCTTCTTCGGAAGACCCTCTAAAGGGGCTGGCTTGAGCCGTAGTATGATCCTGTCTTGCTTGATCAATTGCACCCCAAAGTTTCCCGATCTGACTACCTAATTCAGAAATTTCAGATCCTCGATTTATGCCAGCCACAATAGCTTTGTATGCCAGCCCAGCCACTAAAATAGGGTCCATGTCAAGCCCCCCTTAAAAGGATGCCTACAAGCAAAACAATAGTAGTTCCGGCACTCCCAATTAATACCCCCTCTAATCGTTTAATTCTTAAAATAGTTTCCTTCCAGCGTTCCGTAGATACACCCTCAAAGGAAGTCAGCCTTTTATCTAATTCATGTAAACTTGGCTTGCTCATTTCTTTTTAGGTTTATCCTTCTTCTTCTTAGCCGGATCTTTCTTAGGCTCTTCTTTTTTCTTGCCCCATCCTTTAGGTGCGAGGTGGGGATTTAAATCGTATATATGTGGCATGGTCTAGTCCTTGTACAGTTAAGTTAAATTTTTTATTCTCTATATTATTTTTATGATTATCTTGTACTTTCAATAAAACTTTTAAACTCAGCTTTCACGCTATCTGTCCAAACAGCGTTAGCGATTGTTTTTACAGAGGCATCTTCTCCAGAAATATCTGTAGCTGTGTGTGTCCATGTATCACCACTTTTTGATGAACTAAATGGAACTAATACATGACGATGAAAAGCACGAGATATTTCTTTCTTGCTTCCGTCAGATTGTTCTTCCATTATCTTTGTTGCTTTTCTAACTTGGATGTTCCAAGTATTAACAACTTCTATTTTATCGTATTCTATTGCTTTAGTTATATCACCATTTGCCATTATTTTCTCCTTTATACCAAATAAGAACCAGATAAGAGCAACCAAGCATCAGCATGGGCAAATCCAGCTTGTGTTGGAATTACATAAGTATTGTTATCTCTTGTTTCGTAAAAAAATATTGTTGTTCCATTTGCTCCAACCTTTGCTCTTAACGCACCTGTATCACCTAAATCTACTTGGTATTGTGTACCGATTGTTACAGAAGCATCTATAGAATTATTAGCTGATGTAAAGGGCAACCCTGCTACGTTAAACTCATTAGAGTTACTTGTACAACCCATAGAGGGTACAGTAATAGTAAAGGTAACTAAATTACCAATTTTAGTGTACGCTCCAGAACCTGCATCCCCACCTCTTGGTGTTGCTGTAAAAGTTCCTTCTTCGTAAGAATCAAAAACTTCACTCGACATTGTGCCAGAAGAAGTATGAGTGTTTGCAGAAAAGTCTATACCTTTACCAGCCGTTCCAAAAACAAGGTTGCCACTAGAAATAGTTTGATTGCCAGAATTTATAAGAACTGTTCCTGTGGCATCGGGTAAAGTTATGGTGTTATCTTGTGATGGGTCTGCGACAGTTAAAGTTGTTTCGTTAGCATTATTCGTTGCACCTTCAAAAATCAAATCAACACCAGTGTTAAGCTTAACATCACAAGTGCTAAATGTTGTATTACTAACAGCATTAAAGTTTAAAAGATTAGTCAGAGTACCAGCTCTCATAACATCGAAATGTAGTTTACCATCTTCCTCACCATCAGAAACATCTTTTGATTCTCCCCAGATTTTAGCGTACTCAACGTCTTGTGAGTTATCGTTACGACCTCTGAATAATATTTCACCTAAATCATCGCTGTCGGCTGGACTTGCTGTATTTCTATAAAGAATTAAAGATGGGTCATCAGTTGCACCAGCATCTGTAGAGGTAATAATTACATCATTGCTACTATCTTGAACTAACACAGTTCCTGTGGCATCTGGTAAAGTTATGGTTCTTCCAGCAGTCGGTGTATCAGCTACAAGGTCTACTTCATAAGATGTTCCAGCATGATTGTTCCATCGAATAGTTTGCTCATCATTTAAAATCAATCTATCATGGTCAAATAAATAAGTGTCTGTTAATGTACCAGCTTTCATTTGTTGTATAGCTAATCGTCCATCTTCTGACCCATCTGTTTTATCTAATATTTGAGTTACAAGCGTGGCATACTCTACAACTTCATCTGCACTGTTTTCTCCTTTAAACTGTAATTCACCGAGTAAGTCATAAGTAGCAGGACTAGATGAATTTCTATAAAGAACTAAAGATGGACTAGCACCACTACCAGCATCTGTGGATGATATGGTTATATCGCCACCAACATTAACACTCGAATTAAATGTGGCTGTGCCAGCTTCACTGCCATCTAGTGTAAGAAAAGTTGTATCAGAAGTGTCATCTGTTCCTTTAAAGATAATGTCCGTATTATCGCCTTGAGCATCTATTGTGATATTACCAGAGGTTGTTGCTATAGATACAGCACCATCACCTGTTGTTAAATCATCACAAGCCAATCCTGATATAGTAGCCGAACCCCAAACCAAATCACTTCCATCGGATTTTAGATACTGACCATTGGTTCCAATTGCTAAAGCTGAAGGGTCACCACTGCTATCACCTGTAATCAATTTACCTCTAGCTAACCCAGCCATCTTTGCCAAAGTTACAGCATTGTCCACAATGGAAGCTGTGACTACAGCACTGCTTGCTAATTGATCTGCACCGACAGCATCGTCAGCAATCTTAGCTTGCGTTACATTATCATCAACAATAGATGCTGTGACAACGGCACTGGATGCAAGTTGGTCAGCACCGACAGCATCATCAGCAATCTTTGCCTGTGTAATTTGATCGTCAGCAATATGTGCCGTATCGATTGAACCATCAGTATAGTGTTCACTATTAATCGCATCATCGGCTATCTTCGCTTCAGTAATGGCATCATTAGCTATCTTAGCTGTCGTAACCTGTAAATCTGCAATATGTACTGTGTCTATTGCACCATCTGCAATTTGAGCAGAATTAATAGCATCATCTGCCATTAACGCATTTGTTATTTGGTCATTTGCAATGTGAGCAGTGTCAATAGAACCATCAGTATAATGTTCTGAGTCAATAGCATCGTCAGCAATCTTAGCGCCAGTAACAGCATCAGCATTTATCTTTGCTGTAGTAACTGCATTGGAAGCTATTTCTGTGGCAACTACAGTACCATCTGCAATCTTATCGGCTGTAATTGCTCCACTTGCAATATGGGCTGTGTCTATAGAACCATCAACATAATGCTCACTATCAATTTGGTCATCAGCAATTTTTGCTCCAGTTACTGCATCAGCTACAATCGATGCTGTAACAACGGCATTACTGGCCAACTCATCTGCACCAACGGCATCATCAGCTAACATTGAATTGACAATCGAACCAGCACCAATAACAAAATCTAAAGTATTATCCCCATCCTCATACGTTACAGAAATACCTGTCTCAGTATTTGAACCAACCATCGCTCCGACAGTATCAGCGATATATTCATTAAGGGCTGTGCCATCGACTGTTATAGCATCGGCTTCCAATGTTCCGTCTATATCAGCATCACCAGAAACATCTAATGAACCAGCATCAAGTTCACCCGATAAAGTAATATTCCTAAATCCAGTAATATCTTTATTTGCATCTACCAGAACATACTTGCTGGCTAAAACAGTACCAGCCGTTAATCCATCTAATGCAGTTACATTATCATTCGTTAAATAAGTAAACATTTCTGGGTTGCCACTAGAAGAATTAAACCCCATCACTTTCCCAAGCCTAGATGCTTTAGCCGGTAACGTCATATCTACATTAGTAGCCGAATATTCCGGGGCTATAAGTGTACGGCTTTTAACTTCTTTAAAATCTCCGGCTATTCTATGAAGGCGATCAAAGTCAGTTTCAAGAGACCCAGCCGTAACAGGCTGACCAGTTGAATAAACTGATGCCCTTGCCAAACTCATTACTGACAGTATCGTAATAACTTTGTTATTGGCTGGCGTATAGTCAGTAGGGGATGTCTTGAACTTTACAACACCTGTGCCATTAGCATTTAACCCAGCACTACCCGAACTGTTAACAATCGTATAATGGGTTCCTTCGGTTTTTAATGTGCTATCTTCATACACTTTTATTTCATTCGTAGCATTTACTTGAAAAGAAAAAGTAAAATCCGTAGTCGATCCATTGGCTGTCGATTGCGTTCTTTTTAATACATCTGTTACGTCAACACTTGTCATATATCCAGACCCCTATATTAGCCTTTGTACAATAAATTTAAAAAAATGTCATTAATCATCTTATTATTCTTGCTCTTAATCTTGGTGATGTTTCTATTAAATAATCTCTAGACTCGCCCATATACTCAGAAATAACATCCTTAATCATCTTCATTCTTTCATCTGCTAATGGTTCTAGCTTATACATATCTGACTTAATAAGTTTATCGAGGGAAGGGAGTATAGTCGTTGTAGCATCATACCCTGTGTCAGTTTGAAAACGTCCTCTACCATCGACAGTATTAAATAATGTAATCATGTCATTGTATTCTTGAGCCGTTAATAGAACCTTATCTATTTTCTTATTAGGCATTAATGGTCCACTTGCCCCGGCATTACCTAGAGCAATTATTTCTTCATCAACAGCGTTATATTTTTTATCTCTAATATGTACAGGAGAAAACCATTCCCATCCCATGCCATTACCTTGCTGTCTAACCTCGCCCCAAAGATTTAATCGTGGTGGTAACTCTTCACTAAATAATGGATTTCTAGATTTAGCTTTTTGAAGGGCTAGATAAAATCCTCTCATAGCCGGGGGCAACTCAGTATATCCTTCTGGGAGCATTGTATTAGATGCATTTGGAAACTTTATTCTTTCCTTAGTAGCTGACCATGATGAATTAGATGGTATATATGATTGCTGTGTCGGAGCTAATGAGAAAGCCACAGCCGATACTTTTTCTGATACAAGCTCTACAAATCTTTCAAACCTTTCTTCCCCAGACATATTAGGATTAGGTTTCATTATTATTTTAGTCATGTCAGATAAACCTTGCATCATAGGATGCTGGTCTATGTAATCTGTAGTAGCTAACGTAAAAGCCGTAGCCATTTCTAATAATACATCTGGGTCATCCTCATGCTGTACAAAGTAAGAATAATCTACAGCCATAGCCAATAAACCAGATACAGGGTCAAAGCGTGAGAAAGTAACCGATCTCATTGTTCCGTCATCCATTTTAAAAGTACAGGAATATCGTGGAATATTTAAACGATCTAGAGCTTGTTTAGCACCTCGGTCAGTTGGACCAGATCCTGTACAGAAAAAATCTTCGCTTGCTGTACCAGATACTAGACTAGATACTACATAACCAATTCCAGCACCCATAGTAATCTTTGCCATTGCCTCGTCTTTTTCTCGCCCGGTTCCATTCTTAAATTTACTATAAACATTAAAAGGTAATGAACGATCAAAGACCTCGGTAAAAATATTTACTGGTGTCTTATAAAAAGGTACAAACAGCTTTGCTATAGGATGGTTCATAGTAGGGGCTAGGCTACCAAAGAACCCATCCAGATCACCTTGGAAAGTTAACTCTTTTGCCTCTTTTGCTCCAGCCTCAAATACATCTATTGGTGGATTTGTAAATGTTTCTGCGTAAACAGTTTTAGATTTTAGCATAGCATCTTCTTTAGATAGCCCACCCTTTAATGCATCATCATACGCTATAATAGATTTACGATATGCTTGTTTAGATATTGAGGCTCTCATAGCTATAACTTTAAAAAACTCATCTTCACCAACTAATGCTCTGCCAGACATTCTAAAATAAACGCCAAGGCTATCAACAAAAGCTGGACCATAATGGCCTTCTTTCATTTTGTTTACAATTTCACTAATATTGCCTGTAGAACCTATAGCCTTGTTAGTTCCTAAATCGAGTTTACTGCCATCCATAACTGGTTGCTCATCCCACAGAGCCTTGCTAGAAAGAATAAGAGCATCAAAAAAAGAATTTTGTATTCCATGTACACTTGCTAGAGCCTCACCCATCAGAATACGGTCTGAATTGTCAGCCCCGGTTATTGTAGTTCTTACAGCACCAATGCCACCAGCCAAACCAGTTTCCATAACCTTTAGACCTTGGAATATACTATTGCCAGCTATGTTGACCAAATGCGTTACCGGGCTAGTAAGAATAGAGTTAAGCCATACTTCTATTACAGCATCTACAGACCTTGCCCCTAATGCTTGCTTAGCAAACATAGGACGTATTTGTTTAGGCACTCTTACATAAGTATCAAGTAATGTTTCTAAACTTTCTGGACTATCAAAACGCTCTAGCAATCCATTAATGTGATTAGCATATTCTGTTATGTTACCACTTGGTGTAATTTTACCAGCATGACGTAATGTACTCATACCTCTAGCATATTCACTTACATTACCAGATAATGAGGCTGACAATCGTGACGTAAAAGATATAAGTTGGAACGCTACCATTTGATCTTTAGGATCACCAGATTGTAACGCTTTTCTTGATGCTTGTTGTGCTAACTCACTCATATTAACCAAGCCAATAATAGCACCTAGCGTATCTTCGGCTGGTAATACTTCACCGGGTTTACGTCCAGCCATTTTCATTATGACATTATATAAACCATTTTTTTCAGCTAACTTTGTTGCTGACTCTACTGTTACCGTATCTCTTCTTAATTTTGTAAATAATTCTTTGTTGGCATTTTTGACTTGCTCCATAAAACCAGCTAGGTTCTGATCGTATTGATCAAAAGCAAACACAGCCTTTAGACTTTCATCTGAGGTTAGCTTCTCACCTAATTTAACAAAGTTTATACCGGGATTTTTACCTTCTGTAATTGTATTTAATAAGTCATTTAAATCTATGTCTTCAGTTGGCTTAATTAAAAGATAACCACCTTGATCAGTTACATCTTCTGTAGCCTTCATAGAGCCGTATACTTTTTTCTCTGAACTTAAAACTGTACTAGATACTGCATCTTTGGCACTCTTCATTGCATCAGTAACAACCTTGCCCATACCAGCAAGTTTTATTTCACCTTGGGTATTGTCAGTATTAACTAGATTAACATCCTGTTCAGTAATCTGAGATGGGTCTTCAATAACGGGTTCTTCAACTACAGGCTGTTCCGGCTCAACCACCGGGAGATTAATAGGCTTTAATATATCTTTAGTAAGAGTTGGATCAGTATTAATTGCCACCTTGTTCTCCTTGCTTAGATGCACCAGCCGATAATAATACTGGACCAACTATTCCATATTTTTCTAGTATTTCTATAACCTTGTCATCAAACACTACAAAAGTATCAGACGGTGTTTTTTTGGTAGGATGACTTAGCGTTTTATATCTTAGACCTTTTAACCCTTGGCTGTTCATATCTTGGGCAAATTCTTTTGTCTTGCCATAATTAACACTAGCCGGGTTATTAGGCATTGCTTCTATAAGATCACTTACAGGCTGGTCTTCAGATATACCATACTCATCATAGTATTTACGCAAAGCATTCTGTACATTATCTGGTTGCTGGCTAAAGGATGTTTCTACATCAATTAAGTCTGTATCTTTTACATTAAGATTTACTTTGTAGGTTTTACCATCTTCTCCTTTAAAGAACGTAGCAATATCTTCATTAGCATCAAAGTACAAGCCGTAACCAAAGTTAGTTTCACCTTGTCCTGTGCCAACCTTTTCTATACTAAATTTTTTAAAATCTGCACCCGAACCAGAGTAAGCAGTTATGCCTTGGTTTGATCCTGTGGCTTGTCCTGTGGGTCCACCACTTGGTCCATCTTTGGATTTGGCATTTTCGATTTCTTGTCTGAAGAAGTTCGTAAGTTCCTCCCCATCAGTATCGAGGTCGGTCCGTGATCGTACTTTGGAAGAAGATCCTCTGATGTTGCCAATGTTACTTTTATAACTGCCACCTTTATTATCCTTTGTCCAATTATTACCAAGTTTAGTTAACTCACTTTCGTTTATATTAATATTTACATCAAAATTCAAGTCATTTGTTAAATTTGTTAATTTACCTTCTGGTGAAACAAAATCTATTATATAGTTTTTGGCTTGTTCAATTGTTAATGGTGATCTTTTAATAGCATCTTTATCTATAATAATTTTAATACCCGGTTTGCCATTTACCATAATAGGCTGATACCCTCTAAACAAACCATTTGGATCTGCCTCAACTATTTTTTCAAATAATTCTTTTAAAGTTTCACTATTTCTTAAATTAGTTGATCCAGTTTCAACTATGTCTACAGAAAAATGTTTAGGATTTTTTGTTAATGTTTTTGCACTATTAACCCAAACTTCTGTTTGGTTAAGCATATAGCCTAACCTTGAAGCCGTTTCTACAGCAGTATCATGGGATATAAAACCTTCCATAACAGTTGATGGATTTTGATACAGTTCCCATCCACCAGTACCATGAACATTACCGTATAAATCTACACCAGTTCTTTTTGATACTATCTCTATAGCTTTAGATGTAGTTCTTTCATTTATACTAAATTTATCTTCATCTGGTAAATTGTTATAATCTTCGCCAAATTCTTTAGCCCAAGGAGAGCCTTTACCGGGATCAACTTCCATAGATATACGTCTTAAATTTCTAGATAATGCTGTGTCTATATTACCACCAGCTTGAACATCACCAGTAAGTCTTGTTAAGTTATTCCATCCTATTGCTTGTATTTCTCTAGGTTTCCAATCTGACTTACCCATCCAGTTAATGCTATTTAAATGATCAGTAAGTTCTCTTCCAAAAATGGCTCTATTTTCATACATTGGACCTTTTATACCACCACCACCAACATCAATAATAATATCATTTGGTACTTCATAACCTAATCTTTTAAGATGATTAATATATATTTCATCAACCAATCCGGTTTCTCTAGCTGAATGAATGTCTATAACAAAAGGTGAACCACCTTCTGGAGCATTGCCCATAATTGATCTTACATCTTTAGTATATCCACTATCAATAAAATCAGCTATTTTTTGACCAGCACCAGCCGTAACCTCTTTTCCATAAATAATGTCAGCTCCTATTTTATTTGCCATAGGCAGACCTTTACCTTTAACCTCTTCTAAAGGAACACCTCTTTTGAATTGTTCGTATATAAATAAAACATTTTGCATTGCATTAGCTGGGCTTTCGTTTTGTTGTACTGAAAACCATGCTGTAGCTAATCTATCAGTTAATTCTTTGTTACCTTCAGATACTTGTTCAAACTCACCAAACACTTCATCATACCATTTAGCATCTTTCATAATCTGTTCTGGTGATGATGTTTTTTCTACACGCTTTATCCAATCATCAAATGTAATATTTCCTATGGCTATATCGGGTAAATTATCATTAGGTGCTTTAATAACAGTTCTTTCATTTTTAGGTCCACCCGGATACGCTTTTTCACTTTCAATTCTTTGTAAATGTAATCTTAAATTTTCAGCACCTTTTTCTGGAACAATATCAATTCCACCTTCTGTTTTTAATTCTTGATTATTAGGAGCCAACTTAGCTAGTTGAGTGTTTATAGCCTTGTCCATTTCACCAACACCTAATGCAGATAATGTAGTGCCATCACTAGCATCTAAACTTTCCTGTGCTTTAGTTCCTATAGTTTCTAATGTAGCTTTTAGATTAGGGCTACCCTTAACAGCGTTATATAATACACCTAGACCTTTAAAGCCTTGCTCCAAACCTTCACCTAATAATCCACCCTCAAAATATCTCTGTGGGGCTTTCTGGAGTTTTTGTAAAAAGAAAGGCATATCTTCATCAGCCGATATACTTTGCAACATAGCTTTTTGTAGTTCATCATTCTGTACAAAGAACTGTATGCCCATTTCTATCAGCCCTTCTTCTTCTGGTTTCATCCCAGCAAATTCAGCCGTGCCATATCCTAGAACATTGGCTAAAAAGTTTTTACCGTATCCTAATGCTTTAATGCCTTTAGCATAGACAGCACCGGGAGCAACTAGCCTTCCCATTTCAGTACCAAAAGCACCACCTATTTCCTGTGCTTTGCCTTCTGGTGCTAATGCATCATTTAGATATTCATTTATAGAATTATACCCCGGTACATTTTCACTTAGCCACGGCATGACATTGTTGTTAACAAAAGGGAGTAGGGTATTAAATGTTTCTTCACCAGCGAGGGCAATCCCACCGGGAATAGATTTTATACCACCATATAAAAAGTCGGGTGTGCCTTTCAATATATTACCAGCCGTTGTACCCATTTGCTTTATTTTTTCAAAATCTTCATAGCCTCTTAATATTTTCTCATTAGCAAACAACCGACCATCTTTTAAATAGGTAGTATTGCCATGTGATCGTATTCTACGGCTATCAGATATTTCTTTAAATAATTCGTCCATTACTGTAATTCTCTACCTAAAACTATTGGGTAACCATCTATTATTGTTTTGCTAAAATTTTTGTATGTAGTTTTATGATTGGCAATTATTTCTTCGGCTGTGCCAATAGCCTCTGCAACAAGACTATTTAAGTTACCATCTGTTACATTTTTAAATTTTTCTGATAGTTGAGCATCAGTATTTTCTATAATTGTTGCTATTTCTTGTATTGTAGATATTGCATTTTTTCTGTTGGCTTTAATTCTATTAGCTATTAGTTCTACACCTTTGCTTTCCATTAAATTTTTTGCCGTTAAAATTGCAGAGAAAGGTTTTCCATCTAATTTTGCCTGTAGTTCAGCCTCAAACACATCACCCATAATTTCTCTAAATACTCTTTCTTTTAACGCATCGTCACCGTCTGGGTCTGTCACTCTTATCTCTGGGTTATGTCCAGTCTGATCAAGTACATAAGTTCTAGCATCGCCCATTTGTTGATTGCCTAAAGAATTAATTTGGTTAGACATACTAAAGAAGGTGGCTTGACCAATTTTTTGATTAGAAAATTCATTAGTCAGTTCGTCTAAGGTAAGAGGTTTTTCTGTAGAAAATAATTTTCTTCTAAGTTTTATTATTGTGTTAGCATCATCTTTAAAATTATTTCTTATATCATCTTCGTAGGCTTTACTTATTTTTTCCCAACTTATTAATTCTTCACTTGTGCCTCTTAATTCTTTTATCTGGAAAGGAGCCATTATTTTATTAGCACTATCTTCGTCACCTTCAGCTAGGAATGAAATAGCATCAGATATAGCAAAGTTTATTTTTTCTTCATTCTTTTTTATGTCTAAATCATCTTGTTCTTTTAATAATTTTTTACTTTCATCTATTCTATCTATAACTTGTTTAACAAAATCTTTTCGGCTTATCCCGTATTCTGTAGCCAAAGCCATAGCTTGCCCTATTTTTTTAGGCATTTTATTAAAGTTACCTTCATACATCTCTGGTAAAAATTCAGAAGGTTTACCCGATCTAAGTAATTCATCAACCACTATGCGTTTAGACGTTGTTTTAATAGCCTCTTTTATTCTGTTATTAAAGCCAACAGTATCCAAGCCTTGCATTGCTAAACCACTTATTTCAGTAGCAATTAATTTTTTTAAGTTTAAACCAGCATTTTCATCGCTATCAATCCAGTTTTCAATAAGAGTGCCAACATCATTAACTACTAATTCTGAGTTTGCTATTGAAACACTTTTGTTTAACTTATTAATTTCACCCACATATTTATCAGCGTAGGTTACATAAGATGCATTATTAGTTATGCCCATTTTAGCCCTTAATTTTCGAGCAAATCCGGGTGATGTTTCATCGAGTGTTGATGCGTAACCAGCAACGATTTCATCAAGCTGTTCTTTAAGGTTTTCCGGGGCTAATGCTGATCGATCTTTTTCTGACAAAGTTCCAAAATTTTCAACATTTGTATTATAATTTTTTAAAACACTCGCTATTTTGTTGCGAGATAAATATTCTAATTCATCATAAACAACGGCTAATTGAGCATTCCTTAATGATTGACCATAAACAGAAAATTTATCTCCCCCAATAGGTATTTCTTCCCCAGCACCATAAGCATCTTCTATCTGTTTTTTTGTAGGGGCGTTTTCGGTTCCATATTCAGCTCCCTCAATTTTAGCCCTTTGTTCAGCTATCTGAAAAAAGAAACTCGACATTCTATCTAAGTTATTTGACAGTTCATTAAAAGCCTGTGCCTGTACACGACTAGCCGTAAAATCTACTTCGGGTATTTTAAACTGTAACCCAGACCTTTGTAATTTTAGACTTTCAGCCATAAGGTCCAAGCCCTCCAGAATATGATGGTGTAGGCGTTACAGCACTACTAAAACCAAAACCGTCACCCCCATAAATTTGCTTAGTTGTTCCGTATGACGTAGCTATTTTGCCCATCATTTGGAACGGGGCTAGTTTCTTAATTGTCTTCGCACCTGTTAATTGTTGCCCGGCTTGATACTTAGCCATCTCTTTAGCCATTGTCGCATTATCTCTGGCTATAATAAATTCGCTTATACCAACCCTTCGGTTATAATTGTTAACCATATTAATTGCTTCACCAGAGGCAAACGGATTAAATCCTCTTGAGGCTCCTCTAGCTATGTTTGCTGATATGACTTGGTTCATTCTGCGTAAGACTTCATTGCCTTGCCTTTTATACGCTACAGCATCGGCTCTGCCTTGGATTTCAGTTTGTTTAGCCTGTGCTTCCAGTTGCTGTGCCTGTGCCTGTTTGCCTCTGTATTCTGCTAAAGCACCAGCCGTTCCAACAGCCATTGCAATATAAGGTGCTACTAAAGCTATAGCTTCCATTTACGCTCCTACTGCTAATTTAAAATCCATCGACAGCACCGTAAAAAATACAGGCTTAGATTGACTTATTGTTATTTGTGCATCGGTATCATAGCCTACCAGACCATGTACTTTTTTAACTCCGGTAATTGTTGGCACAGCACCCCCACCCGAATAGGGAAGGGTAGCCAACGGCACTTCATAACCATTGACCGTTAGGTTCTGTGTTCGGTACATAACCGGGGCAATTTCTAATATTCTTTTCTTTTGGGTTACAACCTTACCACTTGGCAAATTCGGTTCTGCCGGGTTCGTTTTAACCGTTACCGTAAAATCCAGACCAGCCTCTACATAGGTTGATGGCTGTGCCGATGTTGTAATTGTTCCAGAAGAATTAACCGTTACATCACTTTCTACAATATCATCCCGTATAACTTTGGCTGTCTTCGCATTTAAATGAGCCACCAGATTATAACTTGTTCCACTAAAACTAGATGTTTTCTGAACCGAACTGTCGGTGGTAAAATCATCGTCAAAAACTTCTAGATAATATTTTGTAGCACTATTAACAGTTCTTTTTACAACAACGTAGATTGTATCGAGATCAACCCCAATATCCAGAAAAGTTCCATCTGTCTGAAGAAAAGAAGGAGCCACAATGTTTTGTTGTTTGTGGAGCATAAAACAGGCAAGAGTACCCCCTAAACCCGAACTGGCAGAACGGTAGCCCGTAGTGCTTGTGCCATTAACAATCATTAATAAATCGCCTTCGGTTGTATCGGTAGCTGGGCGTACAGCCATAGCTTTCGGATCAACTATAAGATGGCTGGCTAAAAGGCTGATATTATTAGCAACGTAGGATAATTCGACATCACTAAACAGCATTTCCCTTAATGCCTTTCCTTGCCTCTGGATGAAGAAAGTACCCCCTTCGGTAGCCACGGGTTTAATGCCATCCTTTGATCCTCTTTTGGTTGTGCTTTTAACGGAAACATTGGAAGGCGTTATTGGGTCAAGATCAGCTTGAGGAATAAAAAATTCACCCCCAGTAGTAAATACCTGTAAATCTCTGCCCGACCTTAGACCGACTATTGAATTTAAGGCATCGGTTTCAAGAGTAACAACAAACGCATCATCATCTAAATTTTCTGACGGTCTAAAGTTTAATTCTCCCACTTTCGAGCCGAACAAAGTCATCGGCAGTTTATACGCTCCACCTAAATACAAACGCCCTTCATGGAATGTACAGGTATGAGGGTAGCCCGATGTTGAAGACCATGCATCATAATGGCTATTATCGTAAGTCCATTGACCTGTAGCTATGGCATCGGTTGTTGAAAAAGGAACCAAGACTACAGCCTCGGCTGTCGTAGCCGATAAAAACTTTGTTATACGAGCCTTGCCAAAACCCGACCATGTTGTAGAACTATTAAGACTTTGATAGACAATCTGGTTGGTTGTTGAACCACTAAAAAAAGAAGCACTTGTCGTTAGTTTAACATTTCCAGATGTGGCTGATGCTGTTAATGTTCCACTTGGGTTGGATACATTGACGGACAGCCCTATAATATCACCACGGATTAAAGGTGGATTAAGATCATTTAAAAGTGTAAAAGTCCACGTTGTATCACTTGCCCCACGAACCACTTTAAACGGGTGAACATTACGGTTTACAAAAATAATCGTGTCAGCGTTCTGGGTAAAATTTAATTGTCTGATATCCAAAGCTGTACCCGACAAAACAGTAATGGTAAAATCAAGATGGCTGTTACCCGATCCGTTAATGTTTGTTTGCAAGGTTCCGTCTTTCCAAACCATTAAACGTAAATTAGTTGCACTTGTTAACTGCAATAACAGCAAATAAGTTTGCCCTGTGGAATACTCAAATGGAATTAAACGAAAGGCATCTGTTACACCCGGTGTACCAAGATCATGTACAAACTTTAAACCCGGTCTACGGCTAAAGCCCCCTTGAGGTTCAAAGATAACATTTTTGGCTTGGGATACTGAACTGTAATATTGTTCTATATCAACTCTACCACGCAACAATGGATCAATTTCACCATGCGAAAAACTGGATTGATATTGTTGTATTCTGCTCATGCACGAATATCCGTTAATAAATAATCACCGACAACAGACGGTGTTTGACCCCCGGCATCAATGTTACAGGCTTGCCTAAAATAGCCACCACGAAAATTCTCACTCGCTGTACCTAAAGCTACCTCACGCCAATACTGTGATTTAGTAGTTTGATCCGTAATAACTTCAGCCAAATGCCAAGCCATCTGATAACCCAATAGCTGAACAAAATAATGAGGCATTAAAGTTTCACCTACAGACTTTTGATAATCAATATAAATAGTTGTGCTTTCGGTCATCAACACAGCCGATCCAGCCGATGATTGAGCAATCTCCCAATTTTTATAAAGACTAGCACCGGCACTACCCGATGTCCTTACGGCTCTCGGAACGCCATTAAGCATATCATTCGGTAATGTAAACTGATAAGTCCACTCATTGTTTGGGGTGGCTGTTTCCCGGTTTAATTGTGCCTTGGCTACGGAAAAACTCCACGGATACATCCCCATCGTAGTCTTTTGAATATCGGGGTATAATGTAGAACAAGCACTCGCTTGTGGAGTGCCGTCTGAAAAACTTGTAATTGATGAAGAGCCTAGTAGTAATAATGCTTTGTTGCAAATTTTTACGTCAGTATCACCACTTGCCATATATAAACTCCCTTAGTTTTGGGTTGGGCGAGGAGAAAAAGCTAATGCCTTGGGAGCCTCGCCCAATTCTAGTTATTAGTCACTATCAGAAACAGCACCGATTGTAGTACCATCGCCAATGTCAACGACACCACTCGCATTTGAAACGACTATATGCATCGTTACAGTTCGAGTACCACCTGTTGCTCCGTGGACAATAATCATGTCACCTACTCTTAGAGTATCGGACAAATCATTAAAGTAACCACTCGCATCAATCGCAGTATGTGCATCTGTTGATGTGTATACATATAATGCTGGGGTTGTGCCAGCTTTCGCTTGACCACCTAATGGACCCCATCCACTTCTTGCAAACGCCATTTTAACTCTCCCTACATGTTATATCGCATAGCCCGGCTGTGTCTATCACAGAGGCTCCAGCCGAAAGTTTACCCGTTACCAGAAATGAAGTTTTCTCTGGAACGTAGTTAATTTCAACGGAAGGCAAAATTCCAACGGCACAGGCTACAGCTTGCTTATGAAAGGCAAAGCATGTACGATCCGAACTGCCGTCAATATTTAGTCCACCTTCGTCACGATCACCGATCATGTGAATTTGAAATCCAAGCAGAGAATTAACGTCACCAGCTACAATCGCACGAATATTGGCATAATCAGCCGATACAGCCCTCTCATCACCAAGCAAACTCGCTAATGAGTTAGCATGAATAATCAAATGACGATCTGTTGGTGGAACATTTGAAGCATCAAGGGCTTTCTTTGCACTCAATATTTTTCCAACATTCAAGTCACTTGCTGATGCTGATCCAGTTGTAACAACTGTATTCGCAACCGTTGTTCCAGCACTTGCTGATAATAATGCATCAAGGATAATCTGATCCTGTCTTCGACCAATCGCATTACCTACTACCATTGCAAGTTCACGCCTTTCGTCAAAATTTACCTTTTGCTGATCGAATATATCGCTATATTCTGAGGCATTATAGTTAGTTAAAGTTACAGCCGTAGTTGCCGTACTGACATTCAGAGGCACTACGTCAGTTTGAGGGGTTCGCACCGTGGCTTGCCCCTTCCCAATTGAAGGAAAGTTGGCTTGACTGCCCACTACTCCTGTTCGCATTCGGCACACTCCTGTTAACTGAGCCGTGGCTTGATAAGCCTGTTTAACTTCAGCATCAAAGAGTTGTACAAATGCAGTTGATAGTCCTGTAGATATTTTAAAATCTCCCTACATATGGTTAAAATTTAAAGCATTCGCCTTAAAGGTTGTTGGGAGATCCCAGCCTTCTGACTACGTTTTTACGTTAACGCAACGATGAATTAATCATGTCAGACCGGCTCAAACGAGTTATCGATCAATTAACCCCTATCAAAAATATAATCAAATGTAAACCTATAATCTAGACTTTGTACAAAAAAAAGACTGACAGAAAAAGGGTTTAAACTATCAGCCTTAGTCTTTCGGGAGGAAAGAAGGAGTTATTCGGGATGTCTTCGTTCAAATTCTAATTCAATTTTCCGGGTATATGATGCATCATTACCGTAGCGTGTATCAGACATAGCCTCTTGCATTCGAGAATTAAATTCCTCTTCGCTTTCACTTGCCTCATTAACCACAGCTTTAGGAATAGGGCGTAAATCTCCTGTCATAGACCGTAATGCTTGAACGGTTGTATTGCCTATAGCTGTTGATCCTAAATCGCTTATCGCTTGGGCTTGCTCTTTCGAGATGACACCTTTTCTTTCCATGCTGTCGAGCCACTCGATGTTTTGCTTAACGATTTCTTTGCCATTGGGTCCAAGTTTCTCCATTTCTCTTTCGGAGTTAACTTTTTCTTTTTGCTCTTTTTCGCCAGCCATTCCGATGATTTTTTCTGCGAGGTCATCGTAGGCCTTTTGACTAATCCCATTTTCTTTAGCCCATTCAGTATAGGCTCCAACAATTTCATCATCTTTTTCATAACCAGCATCAACCAAGATTTTATCATCAAACTTCTCCGGGGATTTATGTTTACCTTGCGAAAACTTTTTTTCCAGTTCGCTTAAACTTTTAAAAACGTCTTCCTCTCGCAATAAGCCCTTATCTTTATCCCAGAACTTATCTGGAACGTGATCGGGTTTTTCAGCGATTTTTTCTTCAACATCTTCGGCACGGTGAGGGATGCTTTCGGGTTCACCTTGTGGTTCAACTGTGTTAGCATCAAGTTCGTCTTTAGCGTTGCCTAGTAACCCTTTGTCTTCTTTAACTTCTTCTACGGGTTCAATGTTTTCAGCTTGTAAGTTCATTGGCTCTCCTTATTCGCATTTCAATTTCTCTTATTAATGAATTTTGTCCTTCACGGGAATACCCAAAAGATGGTTCAGCACCGGGCATCCACGCTGGTTGCTCTATTGTCATACCTCGTAAATGGACTAAAACTTTTTTGCCTTCTTCGGTTGAAAAACAACGGTGGTATAATTTATCGAGTTCCTTCTGGGCATCAAAATTATTAACCTTTAAAGATTGTACATTTGCATTAACACCATCCCATCCGGGATCATTAATCGATCTTATTTTATCAGCTTGACTGCTCATGGTGTCATAGCCTCTTCAATAGGAGCCGTGTCCACGCCTTGCTGTTCTGCGACAGCCTGTGCCGTTGCCATCATCTGTTCTTGCATGACAGCCCTTTCTTCTGGTGTGGTTCTAAGTTGTGCCGGAATGGACAGCATATCAGCGAGATAATCACCCACAGCATCCTGTTTAATTAATGTCTGACCAACTGGACCCAATGATTGGGATATCTGTAGGTAATTCATAACATCGTTTACCTTTTCCATATTGTTTGCCATAGCCAGAGGTGAGGTGGGTACAATCTGCACTTCCAGACCGTTGATCTTTAAAGGCAGTTCAATCATGCCCATTTCATCCATCAGTTCCAGAGTTCTTCTAACAATCGGTGTCATAGTTTCAGATATCAAACGTCCGAAAGCTGAGCCTAGGTTCTGGGATAGTTCGGATAATTTAGCTTGGATTTCTGTTGCCGATCGAGCCGACATATTTTCGGGGGCTAAACTTTCATCCAGTAAAGTCTTTTTAATATTGGTTCTAAGATCATTTGCTACTAACTGAGAAAGATTTACATCCCCCGATCGAGGCAACGGTGCAAGACTAGCACCTCTAGGACCACCATTGCTCGAAACTGAAATAACAGCACCCGGAACGATTGATATGGTATCTGGATTAAGAACCCCGTCATCCACAGCCGTAAAAACCCCACCGATAGAAATTGAGGCATTCTTCAATGTCAGTTCGGTGACCTTGTTTAAAGTTTTAATATCCGGGAGTGCGTACAATACAGGACCTCTTCCGTATCGTTCATTACTCGCCTTCATATAACGACTGATCACCCAAGGAAAACTTTTCAATGTTCGGGCTACAAGTTTAATATCTTCTTCCATTGTTGCTATACAATAGTAAATGTAACCGTCACGGGTATAAGTTGCCTCAAGCAGTTCAACCGTTTCGGTGGGGTCTTCTTTGTATTTATCAATTAATTCCTTGGGTATCTTCGCATCGGGAAATTCTTTTTCCAGAACATTAAACGGTCTTTTCATTTTACGGTAAACTGTATCAGCGTTGCCGTTTGGACCTTCCTCAAAGGATACTTGAAAACTTGGAACAGCCGTGTAACGTATTCGGGTATTTTCATCACCGGGCTGTATCAGCATACAGCTTGTGCCAATAGCTAAGTCCAATAGAAACTCACCCATAGCCAGATCAAATCCCGATGTACGCATAAGCTGGAACATTTTTTCCGTAAAAAAGTCTAGAGCCTGTTGTGCCTCAATTTTTCGGTTATCGGGTATATCTTCACCCGGCATTAATCGACACCAGTTTTGTTGAGGTGGGAATAAGGATGATTGAAGACGGTTTGCA